AGGGCTCCAGCCGCCAATTCCCCTGCCCGAAAAGCTCCTCCAGCTTCTCCCGCAGGAACGCCAGGGTGAAGGGTGGGCGCAGCGCCAGACGGTTGAGCACCCGCAGGCGGCGAAAGGCCAGCGTCTCCCCGGGCGCAGGCAGAATGCGCAGAATGGCCTCCCACTGTGCGCATGTCCCCTCATCCATGGTCTGAATGAAGAGGTTGCTGTGGAGCCGGTCCATGTCCTCCGCCAGAAGATGCAGCTCCTGGCTCTCGGTCCGGCACAGATACTGGAAATCCAGGATGTCCCGGAACCAGAGGGGGTAGTACTGGCAGACGTTGGTATCAGCCATGGAGCGTCACCGCCCCCCGTATGGGCAGCTGCTGGAGCTGGCCATCCTCCACAAGGGCCAGGTCCCCTTCTATGCCATTGATGGTCAGCCCGGTCACATTGACCACCCCGCCCACGGATAGCATAGCCGCCGCCAGCCGGGCAGCGTAGACCCAGCAGGAGTAGTGGGTCAGGCCCGAGGCGTCCGGTTTATCCCAGCTTTTGCGGATAGAGAGCAGGTAGTCCTCCACCGCCCGCTCCACGCCCCCTTGCAGCTGGCCCACGGTATAGCCCGGCCCCACGGCCAACGAGGCCTCCACATCCACAGTAACCATCTCCGGGGCCGTCACCGTCACCGTGGCCCCGATGGGCGCGGTGCCGTAGCCCAGGCCCTGGTCAGGGGGCGGGTCCACAATATTCTGCACCGTCTCCACCAGCTGGGGGGAGGCGGGCATCCAGTCCGCGCCCATAATGGACAGCTTCACCGTGCCGCCGCCGCTCCAGACGGGATAGACCTGAAGCCCGCCCACGCCATCGATGGCCAGCACCACCCGCCTGTAGTCCGCCACATTGCCGCCAAAGGGCTGTTCATTGAGCGCATCAATGGCCCGCTGCCGCAGGCTGTCATCGCTCTCCGTATTATCTCCCGACACCAGAATGTCCGTGATTTCCGCTGAAGTCAGGCCCTGGATGTGGGTAATGGGCAGGATAGGCCCGGTATACCGATTTCCAATGGCGCCGGGGGTCTCGCAGAGCATCTGGAATTGTCCGGGCCCCACCTGCTCCCCAGCCGCAAAGTTGACGCTGTCCGCGCCATCAATGGTGGAAAACCGGGCTCCCCTGGGGACGTCCACATTGAACACCCCCAGCCGCACCGCCGGGGAGGCGGGATAGCGCTGCACATTGGCCAGCACAGCCAGATAGTCCAGATCCTGGCCCACCGCCGTCTGAAGGTAGGCCCCCCGCTGCACCTGGTCCAGCTCCAGATAGAACTCCTCCAGGGCGTATGCCCCCGCGCCGACAGCGGTCTGGATGAGGGAACCCTCCCGCTTGTCCAGGGAATCGGGCACCCGGTCCAGCTGGGTGCGGAGCAGGTTCCGGTAGGTTTTGGCTGTAAAATCAATCATATCAGCGTCACCTCCATTCCGCTGCGTACATCTCCGAATACGGTTCTCACCGTGAAGCTGGCGGACAGGCTGACGCCGGAAAAGGACCAGGTGAAATCCTTCATGCCCAGCATACGGCTGTCCGGCAAAAACGCGTCCTCCAGCCGCCTGCGCAGCTCCGAGGCGGCGAACCCAGGCTCCGTCCCCAGCAGGCCGTCATAGTCCGTGCCAAAGTTGGGGGAATATATCTGCCACTTGAACCGCTCCACACTGACAACAATCTCCACCGCCTGACGGACCGCCTCCCATCCGTCCCCCTGGCCCCGTATGCGGTGGGTGACCGGATCGGCGATCCAGGTGAGGGACGGCTGATCCTGGAACACCACGCCGTGGGACAGGTCTATATCAGATTTTGGCAGCATGCCGCGCCCCCTTCTCAAATATCCGTGACAGGACGATGAACTGCTGTCCCCGCAGGACCCGCAGCAGCAGCACCCGGTCCCCGGCCTCCAGCGCCCGGTTGAAAATAATATACCCGTCCTTTACCGGCAGGGGCTTTCCGTCCTCATAGCAGATAATATTTTCCAGGCGGTCATCCGATGGAAACGCGTCCTGGTTCAGTGCGGTCTCTGTTTGACGGACCCCCTCCAGCGCCGGGCCTGTGCCCCCCTCCGCCCCGCTGTGGGCGTGGGTCAGATCCGGCAGGCTGTGGTCATGGCGGAAGCCCGCTGTGACGTGCTTATGCCTGAGCACGGGGATCTTCTTCTCCATAACCGCCGCTGTCAGCCAAAGCGTCTCCTCCGGCAGGGGGGCCATATCCTCCCGGACCTTGATTTGCAGCGGCTTGACGCTGACCACCGTGCCCACCGCCAGATCTGTCAGGCCATAGCCCCGCATAGAATCCTCGGCAATCTGATGCAGAATATCCACAGCGTCCATATCAAGCCCCCAATTCCTGAACGTCGAAGTCCATGGTGTGCAGATCGTTTTTGAAGGTGTGGCTCACCCGCTCCAGCAGCACCAGCTGGTGCAGATCAATATCCCCCAGTCCAGGCACATCCATCATGAGCATCTGCCCCGCCCGGAGGCCCACCAGCCCCAACGCCTGCACCTTCAGCGTGCGGAAGCGCCGGTTGTGGTACCGGAGCATGGCCCGGGCCTGGCTCTCCACCTGGGCGTCGTTGAGGGCGCCGTCCACCTTCTGGTAGAGCTGGAGCAGCCCCCAGCGGTCTATATTGCCGCTGTCCATGACCTGGAAGACGTCCGCCCTGCCGGTGGCCTCGTTGGGGCGGGAGAGCTTGACGGCGTTATAGGTCTGTTGGTCAATATCTGTTTTGTATTGGTAATCTGTCAGCAGGGATTGGGTCCCCACCACGCCCTGGGCCACCACGGCCCCCGCCTCCCGCAGGGAGAGCGCACCGCAGTCGTCAAAGAAGGTGTAGAGCCTGCCTGTTGCCAGGAGGGTGCGCTGGACGGCGGTGGAGATGATATCCAGGCAGCTCTTCTCCTCCATGATGAGGGTAGGGATCGGATATCCGGTATCGTCCAGCCGTCCCACCTGGAGCCGGAAATCCTGGGCAATCTCGGTGATAATCTCCCCCGCTGTGCGGCCAGCAAAGCAGTAGCTGGCGCTGGCCTTCAGGTAGCGTAACTGGTCATAGCAGATGACCTCGATGACGGCGTGCCGGTCCCGGGTCTTGGTGAACACCCAGCCCAGAAAGATCACCTGGCCGTCCACAGAGAACCGGACCGGATCACCCTCCACAAAGGAGATGCCGCCAGCTGCGTTGATGGTGAATTTCATGGTCCCCGGGGAGCCGGTGCGGTTGGTGGTGCAGGTTACCACCTGCACCTGGGGGGCCGCGTCCCAGGCCCTGCCTGTACGGCGCTCCAGAATGATCAGCTCACAGGTCATACACCCACCGCCTGAATCTGTGACGCCTTGACCCACCCCTTGGCCGCTCCGGCCTCTGTGGTGATGTGGTAGGGGCAGGGGCGCTGCGGGTCATTGGTAATGATCCGGGAAATAACCCCCCGAAAGCCGGACAGGGAGCCGTGAGGCTCATCCCCCCGGCTGGAGTACCAGCAGCTGCCGTTGACCACTACCGTCTGCCCTACGGTCAGCTGGCTTTGGGGCACAGCGCGGGTGATCTCCGCGCTGGCGACGGCCGGCTCTCCGGCTTCCCGCTTCTGGAAGGAGACCGTGCGGGGCGAGTAGTCCCGATATTCACTGAGCGCGATTTTGTAGTAAAAGTCCCCGGTCTCGCCGCCCCGCTCTTCTGTCTCAAATCTGGTCACCAGCACCTCTATGTTGGTGTCAAAGATGGGCGTCCCATCCTCCAGGCAGCGGTTAGCCACAAAGCGCAGGGGGGTCTTCCCCTCCATGGCCCCCTGGATGAAGTCGATGTAGAACTGGGGCGGCTGAAAAGCACCCGCTGTCAGGACCGCGCCCAGCTCCGGTCTGCCGGGGAGGAGTCCGGACCAGGCGGCGGTCTGTAGCTTAGGCGTGCGGGGGATCATAATGGGCCCCACGCCCAATACATTATAGCTGCCGTTGTCATTGTCCCGGGTGATTGTGTAGCTCTCCGGGTTGACCGGCAGCCGGAGAGTAACACCCTCCAGGGAGAGGTAGAGGCCGTACTTGTTTTCCATGCGCTGTCCCTTCCTGTATCTAATAAGACAAATCCGTGTGGCTGGCCTTCTGCTCCAGGAGAATGTCCTTGATGGCGTCAGCCAGCAGCCGGCGGTCCATGTCCGTATTGCCGGTATTCTGGCCGGTAATATTGATGACCGGCGTTTGCGCGGTGAGGTTGATGTTTGTGACATACTCCCGCTCCGCCAGATCCACCAACAGCCTGATATCCTCCTCCGAGAGGGCCACACTGCCGCGAATGGCTCTGGTATCAGCGCCAATGCCGTCCAGGGCGGCGGATATGCCGGTGTTGGACAGCAGCTGGGTGTAATCAAAGGGTGTGCCGCCGGCATTGCCGAGGACGTCCGAGACTTTGAAATTGTCGAGAGCCGCGCCGGTGCCGCGCCCCATGCGGGAGCCTCTGTCCCAGGCATCGTCATAGCGGATTTTCTCCATGCGCTGGATGGTGATCTGATTCTCACCAAAGCTGTCCTTTACCCAGCTGCTGACGTTTGCGCGAAATCCGGCTACGGCGCCGGAAAGATTGCTGCCCAGCAGCGCGTCAATGGCGCTGGCCGCCGTCTCCACAATACTCATGATGGTATCGAAGAGGCCCAGGAACAGGTTGGCTATGGCCGCCACCGGGTTGTTGAACACGTTGGCAAAGAACTCCGCAAACGTGGCAATAAGGTTCCAGCCATCCGCTGTGAGATTACAGCCCAGAGCATACAGCCCGTACAGGACGCCTCCAACCACGCCGCCTATGCCCTCCCAGGAAACTCCCATCTGCCGTGCCATGTAGATCACCAGCATAATACTGCCCGCAATAAGCAGAAGCGGCCAGTTGGCCGTCGCCCAGGCGGCGGCGGACTGGAGGGCGGACGCTGTCATGATCGCCCCGACAACGATTGCCCCGCCGATGAGCAGCGTGGACACCGTGTCCCAGTTCTCCGCAATAAACGCCGCGCCGCTCTCCGCCATCTGGAGCAGCCGCAGCAGCGCGTCTCCCCCCATACGGACGGCGGTGATAAAGCCGTTCAGGGCGTCCCCGCCCATGTCGCTGTTCAGGAAGGCGTTCAGCTCCTCCAGAACAGGCCGCAGGGCGTTGAGCCCCTCGTTCTTCACCATGGTCATGGCCTGTGAGTAGGTAAGGGGGACGGCCTCAAAGGCGGCGTTGGTCTCCTCCGCCGCGGCAAACACGGCCGCTTTAACCACGTCCGCCGTGATCCGCCCCTCGCTGGCCAGCTGCCGCATCTCCCCGATGGTCACGCCCATATACGCCGCGATCGCCCGGGTGATGGTAGGGGCCTGTTCCAGGACCGAGTTGAGCTCCTCGCCCCGGAGCACGCCGGAGGACATGGCCTGGGTCAGCTGGAGCATGGCCGCCTGCGCGCCCTGGGCGCTGGTCCCGGCGAGAGCGAACTGCTTGTTGATCTGCTCTGCGAAAGCCACCACCTCCGCCGTGGAGCCGAAGGCGTCCGGAGCCAGGGTGCCCAGCTTGGCCGCCATATCGGCTGTATCCTGATAGTCTCCCCGGGATCGCTGGGCGGCGTCAAAGAGCATGTCCTGGATCTGCGGGGTGGTCTGCCGTCCGTCATTCATGCGGTCCAGCCGGGCGGTGGTCTGGATCCAGGTGTCGGAAAGCCCGGCAAACGCCTGGGCGCTGCGCAAGCCGAGATAGGCCGCCGCCAGGGTCTTCAGCCTGGAGACCAGGCCGTCCGCCGCGTGAGCGCCGGAGCGCATACTGCGGTTGAGCCGGTCCTGCTTGTCCGCTGCGTGGCCGGAGGCGTCCGCCGCACGGCCCGTGGCGCTGCGGATATCCTCCATGCGGCTGGCGGCGCTGTCCGCCGTGTGGGAGAGCGAGGCCAGGGCCGTGCCGCTCTGGGCGGCGGCAGCCGTGAACTCCTCCTGGGTTTCGGTTGCCGTGCGCATGTTGGAGGCGATCTGCCGCCCGAGGTTCAGATACGCGGAAAACACAGAGGAAAAACGGTCCTCCAGAACAAGGGATTCCCTGATAACCGCCACAACGGATCACCTCACTTTGTCTTGGGCCTGGACCTGATCTCCTTCAGCGCCAGCTGGGTGAGCAGGATTTTTTCCCGGTAAGGCAGGTCCAGAACCTGCTGGGGACGCCACCCGTGGTTGACCAGCATGTAGTATGCCAGAAGGGTGTCCGGATCGTCCCCGTCAATCAGTTTTTTGCCTGCTCCTCCAGATCGTCCTCTGCAAAGCCGGAAAGACGCATAATCTCCTTGCTGAGCCGGCCGTACTCACCCGCCAGGAGCATCCTGCCGGGGACCTCCAGGGGGTCCATGGTGTTGTAGGCCTTGCACAGCTCCTCACTGCGGAAGTCCGGCTCCACCGTGGCCGCCACCACCAGCTGGCGGCTGTAGGCGATGCTGTCCAGCCGCTCCACCGGCTGGCCGTTTACCTTTGCGCTGCGCATACAGCGGCGGGTCAGGGCATCGTTCTCCTCCTGGGTCAGGGGCCGGACCTTGAACGGAACAGGCCTGCCGTCCGCGTCCAGAAACCGCCTGGAGACGATGATCTCGCAGACCTCCGTGGTCTGCGCAGGGTGAAGAAATGCGTTCAGGTTGCTCATATGCCTCTCCTTTTATCAGGTGCCCAGCTCACTGGGCGGGTTAAATCTGCTGAGGATTTCAGCGTCCTCATAGGTGAAGGAAAAGTCAAAGGTCATCATGTCCGTGTCCGCGTCCAGCGCGGCCAGGGGGATCGTCCCGGTGAGCTGGCAGTTGTACAGGGCCACCGTCTGTGTTCCTACAGAGGATGCCTTGTCATCGTTGGTCAGCTGCATGTTGAAGTAGGGCATCTCGCCGGTGCGGATGTACTGGATCAGCATCTCCGCGAAGATGGACGTTCCATAATAGACCGTACCCGTGCCGGTCTGCTTGACCCCGCCGGGCTTGTTCTGGATTTTCTTGGTGCCAATGACCTTCATGTCATTGCTGGAGACCTCTCCCTGGGCGTTGACCTTTTTTGCCCCGAACAGCTCTGTCACCTGCCCGTTCTGGGTGATAAAGGCCTTGCCCGCCGCGCCGTGGACCGTGTCCCGTCCTAACAGAAAACTCATTTACCCGCCTCCTTACGCCACCGTGATGGTCATGTAGATTTTCTCCACCGTCCCCGCCAGAACAAAGGCCAGATTGACAATCAGGCTGTCCGCGCGGTCCCCCTCCAGCACCTCCACATCCGCCCCTGCGGGGCGCTGGCTGAGCGCGTCCTTCTCGTACATTTTCAGCAGATACTCCAGAACTGCCGCCTGAAACAGTCCCCGGCCCTCCGTGTTGTTTTTCACCTTGCCGAGAAAATGGAGGGAGAACTCCCTGTAGATGTCGTTTGCCAGGGTATTACAGACCCGCATGGCGGCATTTTTGGAGAAAACCTCCCCCACCTCCGGGGTGAAGGTGGTGAGGGTGTTGATATCCGTCTCCACCCGCACCCGGCCGAACTCCTCCGCCAGTACCAGCGTCCCCGCCTGGATGGCCTCTTCTATTTGGCTGCTGGTCAGCCTGGTGGACACATCCACCGCCCCAGGGTAGGCGGCGCAGGACAGGCTCTGGTAGTACTGGGCCCCTGCCTGGGCCCCGGCCAGCCACCAGACCGTCTGCTCCGGGGTGAGGACCTCGCCGTCCTCCAGCACCACGCCCACGCCGCAGTTGATAATGAAGCGGCTGTCCGCACAGTCCGCGCCGGCCGTCACCAGCTGGGCATATCGCCCCGCCTGGCTGGAGATGCGCTGAACAAAGGCGGCAAAGGCCTGCCGCACAGTGCTATCGGTACCGTCATAGGCCAGCACATCAAAGGAATAGGGCTCCAGCGCCTCCAGAAAGGCGGCATACAACGCGGCGTTCACCGTACCGTCCGCGCCGCCGGACAGAGATATGCCCGCGGTTGCCGCCAGCGTATCCCCGGAAAACGAGATCCATCTGTTGGCGGCCAGCTCCGCCGCTTCCTTCACCCGCTGGCTGTCCACCACCAGACCGTCCACCAGGGTGGAGACTGTATATGTTCCGGTCTCGTCCACATCCTCCGCCGCCGTGACGGAGATATCGTTGCCACGGACGCCGGGATACAGGGCGGTAGCTGTGACGCCGCCCTCGGAGAGGGATGCGCTGGCCTGGGCGGCCCCCTCCGCCTGAAGGCGGTAGAGCAGCAGTCTGGTGGGGCCCCCGGACACATCGGTGCCCTTGAAGGCCTCCCGCATGAACAGCGACTGCGGCGCCGTGAGGCCGTAGCCGATGAAGGGCGTCGGGTCCCCTCCGGATTCAATGGACATCATCTGCCCCACCGGGCCCCAGGACAGAGCGCGGCAGGCGGCCAGGGTCCCACGGCTGCCCTGGGTCACAACGCGGCCGCCCCTGCTCTTGAAATTGATGTATACTCCGGGCCGGACCTTGTTTTGCGCGGTCCAGTTTCCTCCGGCCATTACGATTCACCTCTCTTAAAGAATTTGTCCAGGAGAGCTTTTGCCTCCTGGACGGTATAGTCCGGTTTTGTCAGCAGGGTCCGGGCAAAGTCCCTCTGGTAGCCCGCCAGCGCCTTGCTCTGCAAGAGCGCCTGGGTGGGATATCGTTTTTCTGTGTGTTTCACATGCTTACCTCCATATTCAGCGCCTGGATGCTCTGCATCAGGGCCGCGTCCTCCGCCCTTGTGAGCCGGAGGCGGAGCTGGAATTTGTAGTGGAGCGCGCTGTCCGCGATCTCCCAGCTCCGGTCATGGGTCCGCAGCAGGACCGGCTTTTCTCCGTCCACGCTCCGGTAGGGAAGGGTTTCCAGCTGCTGATCCATCACGTCCGCTGCGGCCTGGAGGCGGCTCTCCCCGTCCACGGTGTTATGCCGCTCCAGATACACCAGATCCAGGCCCAGCCGCCGCAGGACGCACCCGCCTGGCTGAGGGACCATGCGGCCGCTGGTCTGCCGCAGGAACAGCATGGGGGGCCTGGCCCCCTGCTGGGCCGGGTCCGCGAAGAACCGCACGCCCGGCAGGTCTGGCGCCAGATGGTCTGCCAGAGACCGGGCCAGGGCGGGAAAGGTGAAGATCATCGAAACGCCTCCTCCACCAGCCTGCGCAGCTCTATTTCGCAGGTCTCCTTATACTGCTCCTCCCCTGCCTCCTTCATGTAACGGCCGGGGACATACGTGGTTTTTGTACCAACCATCAGTCCCACATCCCCGCCCGGTTCAAAGGACAGCAGCCCGTCCTCATCCACGTAGAGGCCGGGGACAAAGTGCCGGTCCATCCGGTGCCCGTCGTTGACATAGCCCGCGTACTGCTTGTCATTGTTCAGGGCGGTGATATAGAGATTGCCCTGGCGGGCCGGCGTTGTCCGGCTGTCTGTGGCCCAGTGCTGGGCCAATTCGCCGGAGAGGGTATGCACGCCGCGAATGGCCCCATCATTAGGCGGGGTGCGCTCCGCCGCCGCCTCCACAGCCCGGAGGGTGGCCCCCTCCGCGATGGCGGCCAAACGGCCAGGAAGCGCGGCCTGCCGTTTGGCCAGTTCAGCCATTCTTTTCTGCATCGCGTCCCCCAGCGCCATCCTCCGTCACCTCCACTTCTGCATCCAGATACTCCCTTTGCAGCAGGGCCAACTCCTGGTGGGCCAGACCCGGGAGCGCCGCCCCGAAGGGCTCGTAATAGTGGACCGGCTCCCCAGCGAATGCCCGTATGGTCTGCTGTGTCCGGCCAAGGCCCTGCCCGCGGCGAATCAGCAGCTCATCCCCCGGCTGTATGTCCGCGTCATTGCCGCAGGCCAGCTTTTCCTCACTCTCCGTATAGGCGGCGGTGGACTGCATCCGGGGACCGTGGGCGCTGTTGTGATATATCCGGCAGGGGACATCCTCCGCCAGCCGCACCCGCTCATGGCGGGTCAGGGCCCCATCCAGCACAGGCTTCACCCGATAGACCGTCAAGCGGTCCGTATACCAGTCTGTGTAATTCACAGTACGTAGGTCCCTCCCATCCCCACCAGACGGGCCCGGGTGGCCAGCAGCTGCCCATACTGGGTGGCGTTCAAATCCCCCCAGGCCGCCGTAGCCCTGGTGAGGGCGTCCGTATCATAGCTGACGGAGCTGTCCCCCAGGGCGGCGGACTTCACCACCCCCACCAGAGCTCCCGTGGCGGCGGCGTGGGCCCCGTCCGGAGAGCTAACGGCGTAGGTACGCAGGTACAGCGTGGCCTGGTGGGCCACATATAATCCGGCGGCATACCGCCAGCCGTCCAGCCACTTGTCCGGCGTAATGGCCCCGTTGGCCTGCCGGATGAACTCCGACAGCATTGCCGGCGGGACCAGACTGGCGGCCGGCTCCTCACCACTGGCGGCGGTGTAGAACTGGGGGAAATCCTCCTGGAAGATGTCCGCTGTGTAGGAGCCCCTGGCACGGCTGATATTGGCCGCCGTCTCTCGGACGCCGGAGAACTGCGGCCTCCGGCAGTCCATCAGGACTCCTCCCCGGTATTTTCTCCAGCGGATTCTCCGGCGGGCTCAGCCGTTTCCTCCTCCTGCTCGCCGCACTCTTCCGGCTGCTTCGGAGGGGACGCGGCCTTTTTGCCCTTGTTCCCCCTCCTCCTGATAGCGGCGTCAACATCCTGATCGCGGCTGCTGTCAGAGAGGACCACCTTGCCGTCCTTCGCCAGGGCTTTCAGGTAGGGGGAATCCTCCGCCCAGGCCGGGACGGGCCCCATGTAGTCCCTGGGCATGTGGAACTTCTCCCCATCGGGACCGGGAAGAATAATGCTTCTTCTGGATATAACAAACATTTCCTCGCCTCCTTAAATGCCGTCGTAGTAGGCAACCGTCTGCGGATACAGCAGCTGCACCTGGGAGATGTTGGCCATGTAGGCGGTATCGTAGCAGACGTTGGCCACATTGGGGCCGGACATGATCCGGCCCAAGGGGACCAGCTCGTCCATACTCACGAACCGGGAATGGTTGACGTAGACCGCCATGCGGTCCGCGCCGCCGGTTCCCGCGCCCTTGCACCAGCGGGTGGGGCCAATGTACAGGCTTCCGCCGTTCTTGACCGCGGCGTTGTTCTTCATCAGGAAATCCAGGATGGTCTCCGTGGCCAGCTCCGTCACCTTGCGGGTGAGGATGTCCGTGTACTGCTCGTAGGGGATCAGGATATGGTTGGGGAGGGCGGTCTCATCGTACTCCGCCGCCGCCCAGTTGGCGGTGAGGGCCCCATTCACGTCCGTCAGAATTTCGTCCGGGGTCTTCTTCGCCCACTGGGCGGAGCCTGCTGCGCCGGCGGCCACGGCGGTCTCTGTGGCCTCGGGGTCATTGAGCAGGCCGGTAGTGCCATACTCGTCAATGCCCGTATAGACGTTCTGATCCATGTGCTTGTCGTAGGCCTTGCGGATGCCGTCGGTGAGCATCTGGTCCAGGGAACGGCCGATCTGGGCCGCCTTCTGCATCTCCACGAACATCACACGCAGTCCGGCCGCGAAGATATGGGCCTTGTAAAGGCCCTTTTCCACACTGGCGCTGACCAGGGGGATGCCGTTGGCTCCGCCCGCGTGGACCAGCCCGCCGCCGCTGCCGCCGGTTATGCCGTAGGCGATGCTCTGGGCGGACACGTAGTCCACCCAGCCGCCCCCGGTGTTGATATTGATATCCCGGGGATAGGTAAAGTTGTCCAGGGGCTTGCGCAGCAGCGTGTCCCGCTTCTCCAGCTCGGAGACCAGGAACGCGCCGCCGGACGCGACGCCCGCCGCGTCCATGGTCATCGGGGCTGCGCCGGGAGCACCCGCCCCGGACAGGCCGGGGGTGAAGACGCCGGCGTCAAAGGTTCCCACATTGCAAAATTTTTCCATCTGATTCTCCCTCCTTACGCACTCTGCATGGTCAGGATCCGCAGCTCCGCCACCTTGTTGGCATCCGCCGGGCCGGCCCACTGGCAGCCGGTGAGCTGGACGGTGTTCCCATCATCCGCTTCCGCTTCAAAGCCCCCCACAGCCGCGCCGGGATAATCGGCATTGGCCGCAACCCTGATATATACCGCGCCCCCCAGCCGGGGCGTTCCCTTCTGGCACAGCACGTTCACCGCGCCGCGCTGGAACACGGACGCCGCCTCATTGGCGGCGAACGCGCCGGTATTCTGGTCCAGGTAGTTCAGCGCGCTCTTGAGCTCCCGGGCGGCCACGCCGACAAAGGCGGCGGCCTCATCGCCCTCGCCCATGGGGAGAACCGCGCCGCTGTCGCTGTATTTCAGCGCGGAGCCAAAGGGGATCTCCGCGCCGGCGGGGCGGGTGTTGACGATCATATCCGGCTGGCGGGCGTAGCTGCCCGCAAAGCCGTGGGGCATCGCTGTGCCGATGTTCTGAGGATGGATTCCCATTATTTTGCCTCCTTCTTCTTGTGAGGATTGCGGGCGTCATAGGCCGCCTTCTGCTCCTCACAGATTCGCTCAAAGCTGGGCTTTGCCGCCGCGTCTGCGGCTCTTCTGGCGTTTTCCTGGGCCGCCTGGACAATAGCGCCCAGCGTATCCGGCCCCTGCACCGCGTTCAGCAGCGCGTCCGTCACCTTGGCCCGGACAGCCCGGTCCTCAATGGCGGCAACCGCCGGGCGCACACTCCTGAGGATCGCCATCGCCGCGTCCCGCGCCTCGCCGGACAGGGGCGTGTTTTCCTCCTCCCGCCGGGCCGGGATGACGGCTGCCCCCTCCGGCTGCCCGGAATCCTCCAGATTGGCGAGCAGGTGATCCAGCGCTGCCGCGGGATCCTGGCTGTCCTTCGCCTCCAGCAGACCGATCAGCCGGTCCAGCTTCTCCTCCAGGGCGCTGTGGCTGCCCGCCGCGTCCGCCGCCGGCACCGCGGGTTCCGCCTCCTGCGCCGGCGCGGCATCCGCGCTCCCGGCGGGCTCAGCGTCCAGCGCGGCGGCAGCGGTGGGAAGCAGGGCCTCCACGTCCGCAGGGCTCTCCGCCTCGTGTGCGGCCATCCCGAACGCCTTCAGAACGGCTTCCGAAAATTTGCTCATGATATTGTTTCCTTTCCCGGCGCTCTCCGCCGTGTCCTTTATCGCCACCTCGCGGCCTGCCCGCCCTCTGGGCACGACTGCCACGTGATTGCCCCGGATGTTCCCCTGCCGGTAGTGGTCCCCCTCCGGCTCATAGCTGCACAGGTATCCGCAGCTTACCTCCCGCACCACCCCGTTGCGGATGTCGCTGATAAGCCCCGCGTCCTTTACCAGCAGGTCTGCCACCAGCATGTCCCCAGAACGACGCACATTTTGCACGTGCCCCTTGGAGTAGGCCGCGTAGTTGGACGGGCCAACGCTCTCCGCCGGGTGCCCCGCCGTCACGTCCTTGCCCTCGAAACTGGCAACGGCGGCGGGGTCAAACACGTCCTCCGGGTGCCGCCGCACCGTCACCGCACGGTCTGGATCACCCTCCAGCTGCAGCTCCGCGGCGCGGTAGACCATGTCCCCCGTCCGGGCTATGGCCACATCGTGGCAGATGAGATAGCCCTCCGGGGTGTCCGTCATATGGGGGGATATTTTTGTGCCATAATAGGCAAGCATTCTGCATCACCTCGCAAAATAAAAAGGACCAGCCGCTGGTGGTTTCCCAGCTGCTGACCCTGATGGTCTGTCCTGTCCGCCGTTTCGTGCGGGAGAACTGTATTAAAATCCCGGTATGATCTCCTTGACTGACTTGAGAAAGTCTGCCGCTTTTCGCATTTTCGAGTTGTCCTGTAAATGCTCAATGCCTTTTTGAGTAATTTTCAGATTGACTATCTTTATGCCAGGTGCGGCGCCCAGACGAGGGACCGTCACAACCCCGGTAACATATCCCTCGTTGGAAATGCTCTCCATGACATTGGTCCAGTATCCGCTGTTTATGCCCAACGCATCTGGACCAAACATTGCCATATCAGGCGGCTCTCCGGTCATAAAGCAGGAGTACAGGTAGGTTAGAATCCGATATACCACCACAAAGTAATCATTTTTAGCCATACTTCCCTCCTCAAAGGGTTACTCCTGGCGCTCATCTGCCATTTTCAGAAACTTCCTTGCCATAGTCGCTCTTATTCTGGCAATATCCACTTCACCATCCAGCGTTCGCAGTTCAGGCGCATCTTCATCATATGGTTCAGCCGCTGCCAGATCACGCTCAAGGCGTTTCCTGTCATCCACAGATAAATTCAATACCATATTGCCCTACCTCCTCTAACAGAGCTTCAATAATGCCAATGTACTGCGTTATATTATCCGCTGCTACGGCCGCATCCAATTTTGAAGATGCAGTATCCAATGCCTTCCAAAATCGAAAACCGTCATAATTGTCGTTCTTAAATACTGCATACAGGTTTCCGTTGTTTCCGACAGCGGTTATCCCCAGCATTTTTTCATCTGCCAATAATGATGTCAAATCAATATAGCTGAATGTCAGTCCACTTGGATGATTGTGGACTGATATATGCTGCTGCGAACAACGCGGCAACGAAACTGTCTGGGCCGCGTCCTCGCCAATCTGCCGCTCAATCAGCCGCATATCCGGCGTATAGACTGCCCCGGCCTCCGTCCCCACCGGCTTGCTCTGCACCGCGCGCAGCAAGTCCCGGTGGGCCTCCTGCAGCCGCTCCGCCTGCTCGGTAGTCCAGCCTTGCGGCCTGATCTGCGGGACACGCTGAATGGCTTCATCCGTGACCGGGATTGCCTTATACCTCGTATCCTCCAGTATATCACGATTCCCTGGATTATCAAGACGATTCTGCCGCCGGTAACTGCGCTTCCACTCCTTGTATCGCTCATCCCCCGCCGCCTTGTGCCTGAGAAAGGTCTCAAACCGCCTGGGAACCGGATCGCCCAGGGTCTCCCGGTACCGCTCCCACTGGCGGTAGTCCCGCAGCCGCCGGGCCCGGCTGCGCTCCTTCTGGCGATAGGCGTCAATCTGCCGCTGGGTGCGGGGATCCCGGGTGACGGGGTTGCTCTCAAAGCTGGAGAACTCCCTGATCTTCCGTATCTCCTCCTCACTGCGCCCCATGGGGGTCCAGGGGCGCAGATGATGGAGGCAGTTGGGGTGGATATTCAGCCAGGAATTGGCGAGATCGTCCGGCCCTGCGGGGTCCATCTTCCCGGATGCCGCCGCCAGCGGGGGAAAATCCGGATCCCGGCCGCTTTTAGAGTACACCCGTCCCTCCAGAGGGGCGCACAGGGGGCAGGTGCTGCCATGCTTGCTGATCTGGTAAAGATCGTGACTCGGGTTTTGGGTCAGCACCGCCAGCACCTCCGCCTGCCGGGACGTGGAGCGCAGGACCATGCCGCCGTAGGTGTGCAGGCTCCAGCGCCGGCCGGCCCGGTCTGTGAACGCCGTCACCCCCTCCCGCCGCAGCCGCTCCACAAGGCCCCCCAGGGACCTGTAGACGCCTCCGCCGGAGGCCTGGAGCAAGGCCGTCTGTTCCAGGCCCGCACGCCGGAAAATATCCGACTCCCTCCGCCCCAGCAGCGCCTCCTCCAGCGTGGACTGCGCCGTGGCGTTGGCCTGAATGATCTGCCCCATCAAACTCATGGTCAGCCGCTGAACAATGTCCGCCTGCTCACTGGTGAGGGCGCGGGCATGCTTGTAGCCCAGCAGATGCTTCCCGGGGCTCTCCGGCTCCTCCAGGGGCTTGCGGGCCTCCGGACGGATAACGTAAAACTGGGCCTCCAGCATACGGGGCGCATAGCGCCAGCAGTCGCTCTCCAGCTGGCGGAGGATCTGCTGCACCCGCTCCAGGGCCGCCACAGCGTGGTAATCAACCAGCCCCAGGGACCGAAGACGGCCAATCTCGTTGATGATGTCCGTCTCCGCCTGGAGGTACAGCGAAACCATCCGCCTCAGCTCCCGATCAGCGGCTCCTCTCGCCAGCTTCTGCATCTGTCTCCTCCTCGCTGTATGTCAGCTCCGCCAGAGGGTCCCGCAGGGCGGTCACATCCTGGTAGGTCCTCCCGGCGCTGGCCGCGATCTCCTCATCCGTAATGCTGTCAAAGAGGCCGGTCTCATCGGACAGCTTCTTCAGCTCCCGCTGGGCTGTATCCGCCTGGATCAGCCCGGACTGAAATACATGGATGATGGTCTCCGCCTTGTCCCTGGCGATCTCCGCCACCTCCCTGGCCGTTGGCGTCCACAGGGGCGGGAAGGAGATATCCAGGTCCGCCGGTATTGTTCCAATGGCCGACATGCACAGCACCGGAAGCAGCCGCCGGAGCAGGGGGGACAGCTTGCTTTGACGCAGGGTGTCCACGTAGTCGTAGTAGTTTTGCAGATCGCTCTCCCCGGTGGCGTTCATTCCCGCCGGAGAGCGGCCGAAGAGCTTGGTCATGGGGATGCGGGACGCGCCGGACAGGCTCAGACACATGCTCTCATGCACATCGGACAGGCCGGTGAAGGTGTACTGGGTGTTTTTGATCTGATCCCCCTTGTTCACCAGCTGGTAGCCGAAGTTGGATTTCATGACGCTCTGGGCCTGCATGGTATTCCAGAAACGGCGCTGCGCCTCCCCGGAGGACATAGAGAACAGCTGGTCCAGATTCTGCACCTCCATGGTATCCACATTGGCCCGGAAGGTCAGGGCCGCCATATTGGCGGAGGTGTTGTCGAACTTAACCACCTCGCGGTACAGACTCTCCACCTCCGAGGCCCCCCAGTACTGCTCCGCCAGCTGCTCATAGTAGGGCAGCTCCCGGCCTGTGAAGCGGATGAGGCGGGAGTGGTGGACACTGGCCGCAAGGCGGCCCTCCCCGGCCTGGATATCATAGTACTCCGGCAGGCCGAAGTCCGGATCCGCCGGGTCCGCCACCAGCCGCGCGCCCGGTGTAACGCCGCACCAGCGGTCCAGGATGTACAGCCCCGCAAAGGAGTCCGGCAGGATAGTCTCCACATCCAGCGGCCGGTCCAGCGCGCCCTCCTGGCCGCGCAGCAGCAGGAGCCCCGCCGCGCCTCCATACAGCCGCCCCCACCGCAGCCCCCGGTTGATCTGGTCCCGCAGCCCGGTATCCCGCTGGACCCGCTCCAGCTCCGTGATCTGACGGGGCGTCAGTGCGCCGGTAAGGGTGATCCACTCCTTGGTCATGTCATCGGGGATAATGCCCACCACGTTCTGCACCACCCAGTTATCCCGGTACAGGCTGTTGAGCAGGGCGTAATTCCCCGTCATGCGCGTCATAGGATACTCTGTGGCCTCCAGCGGAGACTGAGAGCCGTATCCCAGTCGGAACAGGGGATTGGAAAAGGCGTCGTTGGCAATCGCCGTCACCATTGACGGCGCTGTTTTTCTCCTTCTGGACAAGCTATCCCTCCTCGCCGTACCGCCATTTCGGTACGCAGGTGTTGACGTAATACCGCAGGGCATCCGGCCCGTGGTCCAGGTTTTTTACCGGCTTCTCTATGCCAGACATCGCGGCCTTGCTGTCCCACACATAGCTGCACAGCTCGCCGGTAAGCCCTTGGCAGCGCCGGTGTATGCGGATCCTCCTCCTGCCCAGCAGGGAGCTCACCCGCCGGATGCCGTCCGGCACGTCGTTGTCCCCCGGTATGACGTACACGCCCCGCCGCTCCAGCGCCACAATGAAGCTGGCGGCAGAGGGGTCCACGATGACCGGGCAAAAATATTGCGGATCATCCCCCATGAAGCTCTGGAGATCATCCGCGTACTCCTGATCCGTCTTCTGCCGCAATCTCTCCCGGCTGTCCCAACGGTACTCCTTGTCCACCCATATGGTCTCGCCATCATCGTAGATATCCAGCAGCACAAAGGGGTTGGCGGTACCGTAGTCGCAGGCAATGCTGCGGGCGGCCGCCCAGCAGAGCCCGGCGGGCCTGGCGGAATCCTCGTAGATGTTTTGTGCATCGTCAAACATGTCATAGATCAGGCCGTCCCCGGCGGTCCACTCCCCATCTATGTACCGCCGTTTGAATACTCCGGTATAGAGGCTGCGGTACATTTCCAGGGTCTCTGGCGTAAGGCTGGGGTTGTCCTCCATACGGAAATGCAGATGGTCCGCGTCCTTTTCGTTCAGCTTCAGCAGCCACTCCTTGCGGAACCAGTGTTCAGGGACGTCCGGGTTGCAGTTGAACCACAGCTTTGCCCCTGCCACCGAGCAGCGGGCCAGGGCCTGCTCCACAAAGCTGCGGGGCATCAGGGCTACCTCGTCCAGCAGCACTCCCGCCAGGGTAACGCCCTGTATCAGCATGTAGGAGGCCTCGTCCCGGCCTCCAAACACGTAGAATCGGTTGGAGTGCCCGCCCCGGGTGACGGTCAGCACGTGCTCTGACCGGGAGTAGGTCATGGTGAAATTGTCCTGTAGATAGCTCACCGCCAGCAGCGGGTGGATGATGTTCCGCTCCGCGCTGCCCACGGTCTTGCCGCACAGGGCGAAGCTGTGCCGGCGAAACGCCCCCATGGCCCACAGCAGAAAGCTCAGGCTCATGACGCTGGTTTTTCCAGAGCGCACCGCCCCATCACAGATCAGGGCCCGCCGGCCGGTGTAGGGCCAGCGGAGGATCTTCAGTTGTTTTTCAGATAGACCCATTCATCTGCGCCTCCTTCAGGCTCTGGGTAATGGGATCGTCCTCCTGTTCCAAGGAGCCTGCATCGTCCCTGCCCAGGTCTGCCGCCTGGGCCTCCAGGCTCTGCCGCTCCAGCTCCGTGGCGAGCTTGACAATGGCGGCGATATTCTTTGGATTGACCATGTTGCTGCCCATCTCCTTCAGGGCCTTCATTGCGGCTTTCTGCATTTGCTGCGCCATGTTCGCGTGGCGCTTATTCATCTGCCGCACCTCTGCAACCGCGGCCCTCCTGGCCTCCTGTTGGAGATGGTTGTCCCAGGCCCTGCACCGCTCCACCCAGTGGTTGGCGCTGCTCCAGCGCTCCATGAGCCCCCTACTTTTACCCAACTGCTGCCCAACCATGTGCAGGCTCCGCTTTGGGCCCAGTTCCAGGTAGATCAGAAATGCCGCAAACGCCTGGGGGCTCTCGCCCTTCTGCCGCTCCCACGGCTGCTCAGTTTTTTTATTCGGCATTTCCTCCTCTCCTTACATCTGGGGTTTAGGACCTATCGCTTGTCAGCGTTCCGGGTGAAAAAATAGAAGAACGGAGTATCCAGCAGAGCAAGCCCAGCTTTCAACAGGTATTGTCCGATGATAATGCCAATCAGCTGCATCCGCCCCTCTGCCGTGAACAGCCAGCCCAGGCCCAGGCCGAAGCTGATTGTCGCATAGATAACCGTGTCCCAAATCTGGCTCGTCAGCGTGGAGCCGTTGTTCCACAGCCAACGGCCGCCCCGGGTACTTCCGTGCCGCTGCACATACCGGCCCCGGATGAAATGAAATACCAGCACGTCCCAGGACTGTGAAACCAGGTAGGCACTCAGGCTGCCAATAACAAAAATCCAGTTCTGGCCCAGCAGCGTTTGATACGCCGTGTCCATCCCCGGATCAGTGGCCGGGAATGCCCCGGTAATCATTATGCAGGCGGTGGCGAACACCTGCCCGATAAAGCCGTATTTGACAACGCCCTTGGCCGTGTCCTTCCCCCATATCTCACCGATGATGTCGGTACAAAGGAAGGTCACGGCATAAGTGATGGCCCCGCCGCTCAGGGCCAGCGGGATACTCCCCAGGGACAGTCCTGTTGTGATGGTTCTGGCCCCGGTCACGTTGGCGATAACAATACTGATGACAAACAGCGTCACCAGGGTAAACAAATTACGGTCATTTTTCTTCATGTTGCAACATCCTCTATTCCTGCGGGCCTGCCGCCCGCTCATATTTTCGTTTGCAGATGGTGGCGCAGAGGCTGGCATTGGTACAGTAGTCAAGGGTCTTGGCCTGGAGCGGAACACCCCTGCTGTCGATGACCGCCTTTACTTCCTCTTGCCGCCTCTCGAAGATTTCCCGCTTAAAATGCCGGATATGGGCCTTTTGCGTTCCATCATCGAAGTATCCGAATTTCACGCCAGCCA